CCCTAGCGATGAACCCCATTGTCTTTTCAGCATCAGGAGTAATACTAATAAGTTTTACCATAAATTAAATGAAACCTTTGTCGTTGTAGTATCCATACATGGTTGTGATATCTTCTTCAGAAGTATCCCATTTGATGTCACCTACATCAATTGCTTTCTGACAAAAAGTATATGCTTTGTTGTCAATTTGAATGCTGTTGTGAGACAAGGAAGTCATACATACTTCTCTTGCTTTGAATTCTAGATCTTGGTTCATCGCTTTTGCTTTTTAGATTTAGGTTTAGGTTGATCCCATAACTTAGGATTAATTGTACCATACCAAGAGTTCAAGTGCAATAGTTTGCCACCCAATGTCTTGAGTTTATCATAGTAAGCATCAAATATGAGTGCACTTTTTTGTGCTAATATAAGATCATTAATAATCTCTTCACCAATACTATAAATGACAAGAGTAGTTCCCTGTGGGTACTTTGTCTTGTCAATATCTTTCTCTAGAATATCATGTTTAAAAACTTTGATTTGATATTCTGAGATCTCTTGTTCTGTAAAAGAAACTCTTTTCTTTTCCATCTTTGGTTTAGATTCTGTTGTCATTCTGACCACTGAATGTTAGGAAAAGCTGAGGTTACAACTGCCTTAGTAATTCTATACTTCTTATGCAATTGCTTATCTTTTACCAAACAGATTATGTCTGCTTCACTTTCATGAAGACCTTCTAGCATTTGGATGAATAGTTGTTCACGCTTGAACCTAGCAAGAGAGTTAGCACCTTTAATGAATCTCCATAGATTCTTTGCTTCTCTTTCGAGCATAGTATGCTCAGTACCTATAGGTGCATCGTTTCTTTTAAAAGGAACTTCACCTTCTGGTATGTCAGAGAGAATCTTTGGTTCAAAATTCCACTTCAGAACTGAACGTAGTGCTTGACTATTGTTCTCCTGTAGGATCTTGATTTTCTCTGCTTTAGTTTTGGCATTAGATGCCTTTTTAATAACTTCCGAAATCAAAAGTTTCATAATTCTATGTCAATAGTAATATTATATATCAATCATCTGGATCTGTAAAGGGGTCACGTGTGAACGCATCCCTTTCATCAAATTCGACGCTGATAAGTTTAGCAATTTGGAATGGAATAGGGTTACCATTCTCATCCATCATCTCTGGATGTTGTGTGAGTTTAATACTCTCTTCAGTTTCTTTACTATCTGAAATCGCTTCTACGTAATTCAAGTAGTAACTGTTTGCAAACCACCCAAGAATAAATCCAATAACTGTCCCACCGATAGTAATCAATGTAGACAGGGTAAGTACAACTGCCATGTCCATGGCTTTACCTCCATTTAAAACTATTGTTGTGTTATCTGGTTCGGGTTCTTTGCCTAACCTCCTACGTAGCATGAACTCATCACCTTTATTTAGTGGCGACTTTTCTTCTTTTGGTTTTGGGTTTTGCTTTCCTTCCTGGTTTTCTTTCGAGTTCATACTTCCATGCATCCTCTAGTATTCTATAAAGATAGGTTTTAATCTTACGTGCTGTTGGTTTGGGTATGTGACCGTAAGCTTCACGTAGGGTTTGATCCCCTCCCTTAATATACTGTTCCAATTCAAGAGTTGTTGCAGATATCTCTGCAGCAGTTGAACTTTCACAAAATTTTCTGACTTGAGGTTTGGTTGCTTTGTTGTGTTTAAGATAAAGGTAGCAATTAAATAAGTATCTACCATTAAATGATTCTTCTATTGCTTGTTCTACCAATGGGTAAAACTCATCTTCATACCAATCCATTCTCTTTTAAATAAGTAACTGTTTCTTTTGACCCACCAATTCTACGTGCTCCTATTGTTACTTGGGGGAATGTGGAACCCTCACCGAACTCATTATAGAATGCTTTCTTACTAAAGTGTTCGTTAAGTTTATAGACGACATAGTTTGCTTCCAATGCATCGAATAATTCACATACTTTCTTACAATAAGGACAGTCGTTCTTAGAATATACAGTTATGTTTGATAACATGTGGTGAAAATTGTTCTTTTAATTTTATCTATAATAAAGGCATGTCCATCCTAGCATAAAAAAGAGGGGTGTCAAGCACCCCTCATAAATTTGATCCGTATGGACTTAGAATGTGAACTTCACACCTGCTTTAGCACCCCAGTCGATATCATCTTCGTTAGTTACTCCAGAGATCTCTCCGTAGAACTTATCGTATGAACCACCAAGGTATCCGATTAGTTCAACATCACCGAACTCGTCAGTTGATTCTGTATGAGTCACTGTAGGACCACCAGATACATACCAACCAATACCACTTGGAGTTTCTCCCTCGTATCCAACTACTGTTTCGATAGAACCAGATGTATAAGCACCATCAGGATATGATCCACTTGCTTCTATATTAACATATGGACCAGCAAAAGCTGCACCAGATACTAGAAGAGGAGTTGCTGCTACTGCAGCGATTGTTGATTTAAAAGACATGTTTATTTGAATTTCTCGCAAAGGCAATAAAAAACCCTTGCGGATGTTAGTACCCCCGACATGGGATACTGTTGACATACGCAGGGGCACGATCTTTCGATCCCTTTGTTATGATTCTATTTATTATACATTATCTTTGGGATCATGTCAAGTTAGTCCTTCATCATAGTATGAACAATTATCATGACAACCGTTGTCAATACTGTGACATTAACTAAAATTAATCCGACCATCTTCAATGTGGAAACCGTACTGACCATTGTTTATGTTAAGTTTTGTTACTATTTATACTTAACAATTCTTATTGAGATCCTCTGCCATGTTTCCACCTATCTCTGCACCTTGATCTCCACCAAACATAGCAACCCAACCTGCAACAACCCAACCTACGAATGGTATACCACTAACTGTAGGGGCAGCAGCAGCACCAATACTAGTACCTACTAACTTACCTGTTCCTTTTGCTGCACCAATTGCTTCAATACACGCTTCAGATTTTGTTGTACTGCCTGTATGCACTTCTGTTGAATCAGGTTTTATATGAATTGTACCATTCATAGTATACTCTTCTACACTCTTCTGAGTGTTGTTTGATAGTCCTAAGAAACCACCTTTTGTTTTAATATCTTTAGTGGTATACATGACTTTAGGATCATTCGATTTATATTTAATCGAGTACCCTTCTTTACTTGCTTCTACCATGTAGGAAGTATAGGGACCTACAGGTAAATTAAGTTTCGGTAATTTAGTAGTACGACTATTAACAACTAATACAATCATACCTAGGTTAGTAACTCCTAAGAGTGCACCAAGACCCACTCCAACCCATTTGTTCATAATTCTTAATCATTCTCCTAAGGTATGTATAACAGGTTTCTCATTTTTTAGAATGTTATACAATTCCATGTTCTCTGCAGTTGAAACAGGATAGAACTCAGCATTAGGATCAAACCCATCATACCTCGTTGCTTGGTTGATAACTATAGATCCATTCTCCCCTGACACTGACCTATGAAATGTACCACGTGGTATGACTAAAGCACCACTGTGTACGTTGAGATGTACTATATGATATGGACACTTCCAATCTCTGTTGACTAACTCAAAGGTTCTCTCACCCTGTATCACTCTGTTAACATCGTCTTGGAAACTATGAATGTAGAACTGTTTACCTCCTACACAATCAGGTGGAGGTGATGTAGCAGCACCTGTGTGTACTACAAGGTCACTAGCATTTGATTCTTCTACACTTATATCATAAAAGATAACATCGTCTGTCTCTCTGAACACACGATGTCTTCTGAATTGTATGTCACTCATGTTGTAATTTTTGTACGACAGTTTCTTTTTGCATTGGTGCTACGTCATTCAATCCGTTAGCATCAAACCATGGAGCATCTTCCCAATTAAATCCCTCACCAAATGTATTGTCTGCATTGGCAACATACCAATGACACTTAGCATCAGGTATATCTACAGCACAAACTGCCCAGTCATCAGACCACTGTGGTACTTGTACCCACATTACTGCTACTAGTATGATGTTAGTAAGGAACTGCATAGAGAGACCTCATTATGAACTCTTTATTTAGTATTATATCACCAAACAAATCTAATTGCAATCCATCAGCATCTACAAATTGGTCGTCTTCTGCTTTCTTTCTACAATGTTGCCAATAACAACTTCCATCTTCTCTACGATATAGGTAGCTAGTGTTGTGTGAATCGAGGGTGAACATGGCGACACAGGTGTGTTTGTGTTGCCAACATGGATCGAGTGCTCTCTTTTCATATTCAGTCACG